AGAATCGTAGTCAAGGAATAACAAAAAACATAACAATCACTATTACACCTGGTATGCTTACCAGATATCCAGAGTGGGATGTTTGTTTCATTCGCATTAAAAATATGCCACCACATAAGTGTTTGGATAATTATTTTTGCGAAAGTTCTTATGAAGGGAAAAATTTAGGTTTTTATCTTTCACGAAATGAAGATGGATCAGTGTATCGCAATAAAGTTGACAATATTACTTTACAACAATACCAAGCCAAAGATAAAGAATTAGATATAAATAGACCATTATGGTTTGGTATATCTGAAACTAGAACAACTATTGGCGTTTGTGGAAGTGTTTTGCTTTCACACACACCAGTTGGACCTATTATCTTAGGTATTCATATATTGGGAAGCAATGTTAAAGAGGTTGCATCCCTTAAAATCACACGTCAAATGATACAAACATATCGCAATCTTAAAAGAGATATGATAGTTGAATCAAATGAACCTAATTTGAGTGCACCAGGTTATCCACAAGTCGTGGATACATTGCATGATAAAAGTACATTTAGATATATTACAAGTGGTACAGCTGCTGTTTATGGATCTTATGTAGGTTTTAAACCAAGACCAAAATCTCGTGTAATACGAACTTTTATTTGTGACGAAATCCTCAAAGAGGGTTATAGTATTAAAGAAGGGAAACCTATCATGTCCTCTTGGGAACCTTGGCGTTTGGCAGCATTAGATATGGTTAGACCTGTAGTCGATATCAACCTAGATGTGTTAGAACACTGCAAAGATAGTTTTATCGATGATATTATGCGCAACATCACATCAGAACAATTATCAGATGTTTTTGTTTACTCACATATCACTGCAATTAATGGAGCAGCTGGTGTTATATATGTTGATAAAATCAACAGAAATACTAGTGCTGGAGCCCCCTTTAATAAGTCTAAGAAATTTTTCCTCACACCTATACCACCTATCAATGGATTACAAGATCCTGTAGAGGTGGATGATATTATAATGGATAGAGTTAAACTTTGTATAGAAACTTATGAAAAAGGAGAGAGATACTGTCCTACATTTTGTGCTCATCTTAAGGATGAAGCTACATCTTTTAAAAAGATAGCTAGTAAGAAAACTAGAGTTTTCACTGGAGCTCCTTTTGATTGGAGCATAGTAGTGCGTAAATACTTACTCTCTATTATTAAATTAATTCAAACCAATGGTTTCATTTTTGAGGCTGCGCCTGGAACAGTTGCGCAATCACTAGAATGGGATGAGATAAGACAATATCTTGTTCAACATGGTGAAGATAGAATGATTGCAGGTGATTATGGTAAATTTGATAAAAGAATGCCCCCAACTATTATTTTGGCAGCATTTGAAATCATAGAACATATTTGTAGAGCCGCAGGTTATACAGATAAGCAATTATTAGTTATCAGAGGTATAGCTGAAGATACTGCATTTCCTTTTGTTAATTTCAAAGGGGATTTAGTCGAATTTTTCGGATCTAATCCATCTGGACATCCGCTAACTGTTATTATTAATGGATTAGCAAATTCTTTATATATGCGTTATTGTTATACAATGCTTTCACCAAATAAAATCTTTCATGATTTTCAAGATAATATATCCTTGATGACATATGGAGATGATAATGTCATGGGTGTTTCGAAAGAAATAACCTTTTTCAATCACACAGCAATACAAGAGGTATTAGCTATTGTGGATATAGTCTATACTATGGCTGATAAGGAGGCTA